CTGAAGGTAAGAAATTGTGGGATTTTGAGAACATTCTATCAAAAGAAACTAAGACAAATACGCATGGTAAGAAATATTACATTATGCACTTTGCACCGCAGTTTGGTAGCCCACTAGAAATGGATCAGATTACTTATGACAGCCTTTCGTATATCGATAATCTGATTTCTGTTGAGAACGCGGATATTGAAAAGCACTTCAAAGAGGCACACACCAATAATGTGGAAAATGCACAGGCGGATCGCATTGATACGGTTATACAAGCTCTCGATGCAGATGTTGCCTAATGGGTGTCATTACTAACATGAGCAATGAGGTATACCACGATACGTCTGGTATATCCTCTTCCGCCGCCAAAGCTGTTTATAAAAAGACATTGGCTCATTGGAAGGGTGAGAAGCGAAATCCTAACAACCCGGCCTTCGCTATGGGTACATCAGTCCACGCTCTATTGCTGGAGCCTGAGAGGGACTTAGTCATTAAGGGTCCAAAGACTAAAGCCTCGGCAGCCTTTAAGGAAATGAAAGAGGAATTGGCCGAGGATCAAGTCCTACTTACGGAAGTAGAGTACCATGTGGCCAATCGCATTGCAAAAGGTGCTTTGGGTAACCCTACTTGTGCAAAAGCTCTAAAGCATCCTGATCGCGTTAATGAGATAAGTATCTTTCAAAAAGACCCGATATCCCAATTGATGCTTAAAACTAGGCCTGACTTAATGATCGAGTCTGAGAATACTGTCTATGACGTAAAGACCACGCAAGACGCTAGTCCCCGTGGTTTCAGCTCAGAATGCTCAAAGTATTCCTATTTCTTGCAGGGGGCATTTTACGTCTATGTCTGTAAATTAGCTGGTTTTGATATATCTGAATTTAGCTTTATTGCTTGCGAGAAATCCGCTCCTTACGTCAGTCATATGCACGTTATGGGTCCAGAGGTAATGGAGTGGGCCACAGTCCAATTACATAAGACGTTGGCTGTCATTGCCCAAGCGCAAGACGCCGAGGAATACGGCACAGGCTGGGGTGACTATTCAATCCTTGAGAAACCCAAGTGGCTATAAGCACAGCAAGCGGTAAGGCAAAGGGTAGAAATCTTCAGAAATGGGCGAGAGATCAAATACTGGCTCTCTTTCCCGCTGATCTCTTACCTGATGATGTTAAGTCTTGTGCAATGGGTTCTGGGGGTGAGGATGTCCAGTTAAGCCCAGCAGCCCGTAGGCTCTTCCCTTACTCTCTAGAATGCAAAGCACACAAGGCATTCGCTTTCTACAAAATCATGGATCAGGCCGCCGCTAACGCCCCTACAGGCGCAGAGCCTTTGATCATTATTAAAGGTGATCGCAAGAAGCCGCTTGCCGTCCTCGATGCAGAACATTTCTTTAAATTAACAACCAGAGGTGAATTATGAGCAAACTACCAACCAACACCATCCGCATCGATATGACTATCGATCAAGATGCACAGGTAATTGATGTTGAGATGGACTGTAGCTTCAGCTCAACGATGCCTGTTGAGATGCGGGTCTTCTACACGGATGTAATGCACGGACTCATGTCTAAGGCCCGTACTGAATTAGATAGCTTTGCAAAAGAGGGTTATTATCTTCGAGAGATTGGTGCGCTGCGGGGTATCCTTGATGGAGATGATGACGAGGATGACTTTGAGCTTGGATTTGAGCCAGATGAAGAACTGCTAGATAAAATAACGGAAAAAAAGAACGGCAGCAAAGTCATCAGCTTTAATAATAAGAAGTTACATTAGGATGGCTAAGTGGGGTGAAATTCCGCCAATAGCCGGGGGGCGGACAGCTCCTGACCCAGTAAATCAGCCGCCTCATTATAATAGCAGTTCTATTGAGTGTATCGATGCGATGGCAGCAATGGCCGAGGGTACTCAGATGCTCCCCCACGCGGCCTACTGTTGGCAAAACTCGTTCAAGTATTTGTGGCGTTTTCCATACAAGCACACATCCGTTGAGGGTAGCCTGACTGACCTGAAAAAGTGCCGCTATTACTTGGATCGATTAATTAAACAAATAGAGGTTGATTTATGACTACCAAAGAAAATGGATACAAACTTCAGCCAGTTCCAGGTCGGATGCCACAAATCGATGGTATACTGACGATGGTTCGAGATTTTGCAAAGCGTATGGATCAGCCTTTAGATAATGTATGGCCAACTAGCTTAAAACTGGAAGATTTTCGCTGGTCAATGATCCAAGAAGAGTATGCTGAAGCTTTTGAAGAAAGCTGTAATCGTAACAATGAAGCCGCGATGCTCAAAGAGTTAGCGGATATGGTTATCGTCATCTTTGGCTATGCAGCCACCTATGGCTGGGACTTAGACCGCGCTGTTCGCAGGGTCCATCGATCCAACATGAGCAAATTAGGGGTAGACGGCAAACCTCTAAAAAACCCTGAAGGCAAAGTTCTGAAGGGACCAAACTACCAAAAATGTAATCTTGAAGACTTAGTGGGGCCAAATATATGAGTTCGTTTAAATCTAATCTAAATCCAGAGTTTCGATCCAAATTCTCGGAAGACATATTTAATCATAAGTATCGGCATGAAGGTGCTGAGACATGGGATGCTTTATCGAAGACACTGGTTGAAGATGTTTGTGGCGGCGAGCTTACAAAAGAAGAAGTTGATCAACTTACTACCTATATTCGTGAAATGAAGTTTATCCCCGGTGGACGTTATCTGTATTATGCCGGGCGTCCAAACAAGTTCTTTAACAATTGTTATCTACTAAAGGCTGAAGAAGACAGCCGTGAAGATTGGGCTAATTTGTCATGGAAAGCAGAGAATTGTTTAATGACGGGTGGCGGAATTGGCGTGGACTACAGTGTTTACCGTGCCTCTGGTACTCCTATTTCTAAAACAGGTGGCACAGCGTCTGGCCCTATTCCTAAAATGAACATGCTTAATGAAATTGGCCGTAGGGTAATGCAAGGTGGATCGAGAAGATCAGCTATTTATGCGTCATTAAATTGGCAACATGGTGATGTGCATGACTTCTTAAAAGCAAAGGATTGGGCTTCGATGCCTGTAGGTTCTACGGGAAAAACTCTGTGGGATATTAAACAAGAGGACTTCAACTTCCCAGCGCCTTTGGACATGACTAATATCTCTGTGAACTACGATACAGAGTGGCTGCTAAACTATTACAAGACGGGTAAAGTTGGTGACGTATTTATGCAAAACGTCCGTCAGGCCATGCAGTCAGCCGAGCCGGGCTTCAGCTTTAACTTCTTTGACAAGGAAAACGAAACATTACGCAACGCATGTACTGAAGTAACTAGCGACACAGACTCTGACGTATGCAATTTGGGTTCCATCAACATGGGCCGCATTAAAGACATTGATGAGATGGCGGATGTTGTAGCTCTGGGAACTAAGTTCCTGATCTGCGGGACGCTAAAGGCAAAACTTCCTTACGATAAGGTATACGAGACACGCGAAAAGAACCGCCGTCTTGGTCTAGGTCTGATGGGTATGCATGAGTGGTTAATTCAACGAGGCTCTCGTTATGAAGTAACGCCTGAGCTGCACCAGTGGCTGTCAGTCTACAAAGGAGTGTCCGATAAAGTATCCCGTGAAACGGCTGATGAGTTTGGTGTCAGTAGACCAGTAGCTAACCGTGCAATCGCTCCCACAGGCTCTATTGGCATTCTCGCTGGTACGTCTACTGGATTAGAGCCTATCTTTGCTGTGGCCTACAAAAGGCGGTATCTTAAAGGCAACTCACGCTGGGTGTATCAGTATGTGGTGGATAGCGCAGCACAGACATTGATTGACAGGTATGGCGCACAGCCAGATAATGTAGAGAGTGCTTTAGACTTGGCGGAAGACTATGAACGCCGTATGGCCTTCCAGGCAGATGTTCAGGACTATGTAGACATGTCTATATCGTCTACCATAAACCTACCGTCATGGGGTTCTAAACTTAACAACGAAGGCACGGTGGATAAGTTTGCTAACACGCTTGCAAAGTACGCTCCTAGATTGCGTGGATTTACATGTTACCCGGATGGAAGTCGGGGTGGGCAGCCGTTAACTTCAGTACCTTACCAAGAAGCTGTCGATAAATTAGGTGAAGAATTTGATGAACATGTAGTGACTCATGACATCTGTGACATCACTGGTACAGGCGGCTCTTGTGGAGTCTAAATATGCCTTTAAGTGCATGTTTATTATAAAAAAAGGCTACAGATCGCTTGACCTGTAGCCTTATATTTACTATACTAAATGGGAACTGAGGTTAATTGGTCACCTTGTTCGTTGGTTGAAAGCCCCTGCTAGAAATAGTGGGGGTTTTCTCATTACTGGGCTACGGGCCGTTCAGGGAAATCCCCTTGTCGGACGCCTTCTCTCATGTTGTCCACCACACCGAGTGCTGCCTCTGTCATGTCTTCGCCAACAATATTAGCCATCTGGTCTAGAACGGGGTTTCCTAAATTTGCTTCACTATCTTCCTCTTCTCTAATTCTTATCTGATAGCGGCCATCCAGACGGGCGGTACGCAGAACGAGTAACGCAGCCTCTCGTATTCTATCCTTGCCAGCTCTTTTTCGCATCAAGTCTATTAAGTTGGCAAACTCTTTAGGGCTTGCAATCACTACACCGAGTACGTTTTTTGATACTTCTTTTTCAACACGCATAATATCATCTAAGGAAGAGGCAGTCAGTCTTCGTAGCAACGCAGCGGTAGGGTTCATATAACCTGCTAAAACCAAGATACTTGTTGATACAGCATCTCTAGTTTCTTTACCTACTTGTGTAAGTAGTGCTGTATTAGAGCCAACTTGAACATCCCTAAACAAAG